GTTCGTCAATCTCCTGTACGGTGTGGGTTCCACGAACGGTTAGGAGTTTTTTTAGATGAGCGCGAAAAAGCCAGCAGACAAAAGGCAGAACAGATCGACCAAAGATCTTGGCGTGCTACCCCAGATCGCCCTTGATCCTGCGGCCATTCCACCGGCACCGAGCCACCTGACCGAGCGCTGGGTCAAGTCATGGGAGATCTTCTGGCGCTCACCGTTCGCTCAGGTTGTTCAGCCAGCGCAGATGCCAGCGCTTGAGCGACTCTTCTCGATGTACGACGAGCGCGAGCGAATGGACATCTACCTACGAGAGGAGCCGATGACCGTTGGCTCTCAGGGGCAGAAGATCCTCAACCCTATGTACCGACAGCGCACCTCAGTGGATGCCGAGATCCGCCAGCTAGAGGATCGCTTCGGTCTGCACCCCAAGGCAGGGCTGACCCTAGGCATCGTGTATGGTGAGGCGGCAAGAAGCCTGGAGGAACTCAATGCCAGAATCGCAAACGCAGCCTTCGCGGAAGCCGAAGCCGAAGCCGACCCACGCTACATTGAAGCCGGCAACGACTCCGCCGAAGAGGCCACTCTACTCGTCGCCGATCAGTAGTCCACCACCACCGTCGTGGGGTGGGCTGGTCTGTCGCTGGATTGAGACCAATCTCGTCCACGGTGAGGGCGACAAGTTCGGCGAGCCGTTCCGCCTAGAGCCGTGGCAGCGTGCCTACATCTGGCGCATCTATGAGTACGACGCAGCCACCCAGAAGCGCACCGTGAAGCGCGCCCTGTTGGGTACGCCCAAGGGCAACGGCAAGACCGAGCTGCTCGCGGCTATCGCCTTGGCTGAACTGGCAGGACCAAAGGCTCCGAAGTCGCCGAACATCCCTATCGCTGCGGCATCGTTCGAGCAGGCTGACCTACTCTTCGGCACGGCTCGGATCATGCTGACGCAGGGTCCACTCGCCAAACTCTTTGAGGTCTATGACACCGAGATTCTGATCAAGGATCGCCCTGGGCGTATGTACCGCGTGGCTGCTGCGGCAGGCACAAACGACGGTGGGCGACCTACCTGCTTTATCGCTGACGAGTTGCACGAGTGGACTGGCAACAAAGAGCGCGTGCATCTCGTGCTCTCCAACTCTCTCGCCAAGCGAGCCGAGGCGCTGGAGTTGAACATCTCGACCGCAGGCTCGGACGAGAACACGCTGCTCGGCAGGATGCTGACCTACGCCAAGCGCATCTCGTCTGGCGAGGTGAGCGACCCTGGGTTCCTAGTCGAATGGTGGGCGGCTGCTGACAGCCACGACCTAGAGACCGACACTGGCCGTAGGGCTGCACTAGAGCAGGCGAACCCTAGCGCACCGGCATTTGTAGACATCGACCGACTGCTCGCACGCGCCAACGAGGTGCCGATGCACGAGTGGCAGCGCTACCACCTCAACCGCTTTGTGCAGCCGCCAGACCGCTGGATCGGCGCAGAGGCATGGATGAAACTGGCAGACCGTGAGCGCGTGCTGATTCCAGGCGAGCGCCTGAGCATTGGCTTTGACGGCTCCTACGCGCGTGACGCATCGGTGCTCACCGCCTGCACGATGGACGGTCACCTGTTCCTGATCAAGGCGTGGGAGAAGTCAGACACCAACCGTGATCCAGACTGGACTGTGCCGCGCGGCGAGGTGGATGCCTTCGTAGATCAGATCATGCAGACCTACGATGCCACCCTGTTCTGCGACCCTCCTGGCTGGTCATCCGAGATTGAGGAGTGGACGCGCCGGTATGGCAAGCGCGTGGCAGTGTTCAACACCGCCACGATTGAGCGGATGGGTCCAGCCGTGGACCGATTCTTCACAGCGGTAGCAACTGGCGAGGGGCTGCGCCATGATGGCTCACCGCTCTTGGCTCGCCATATCAGCAATGTCCACACGCGCCTGACGCGCTATGGGCAGGTCTTGACCAAGGCGTACAAGGCTTCGCCTGACCGAATTGACGCGGCCGTGTCTGCCGTGGTTGCGTTCCAGGGTGTAAAGTTCCTACAGATTGAACCTAAGCAAGCAGCGAAAGTGGAGTGGATCAACCTATGATTAGCAACCTTCTCGAAGTTGTGGGTGCGGCGCTTGTGATTGCAGGCATCACGCTACTCTCTCTCCCATTGGGACTCATCGCACTAGGTGCGGCTGTTGCCGCTATCGGCTATACGCTAGGAGACCGTAAGTGAGCATCCTTCGCCGCATCCTTGGTGAGCAGCGTGCCGTAGGTGGCACTTGGATCACCGACAATCAACCATCGGTTTCTTCTGCTGGTGTATCAATCAACAGCCAGACGGCGCTCTCAATCGGAGCCTACTACGCAGCCGTCAAGCTCTACGCCGATACTGTCGCCTCCCTGCCATGGGATACCTACATTCGCGTTGACGGTACGCGCCGCCCATACCGACCGTCACCGTCGTGGCTCACCATGCCGCAGCCAAACAACCCAAACTTCACTGGCTTTGACCTCAAGCATCGCATGGTCAGCAGCCTCCTCATTGATGGCAATCTGTTCGTGCTGTTCATCAAGGGGCGCAACGGTGACATCGTTGAGATGCGCGTACTCGATCCGCAGAAGGTCACCATCAAGAGCGTTGATGGCGCACCGGTCTACACCGTCACTGGCGATGACAATGTCGGCGTGGAGTTGACCGCTGACGCAATCCTGCACATTCCACTGTTTGCCACTGGCTCGGCGCTGCGCGCACCATCGCCTGTTGAGCAGCACCGCACGACGCTTGGCCTTGCCAGCGCCACGCAGTTGTACAGCGCGAAGTTCTATGAGCAGGGCGCAGCGCCATCCGCAGTGATCAAGATCCCTGGCGAGTTGACGCAGGATCAGGCTGACTCACTCCGCAACTCATTCAGCCGCCGCCACGAAGGCGTGGAACGCATGCACAAAATCGCGGTGTTGACTGGCGGTGCGGACTTCCAACAGATGTCAATGAAGATCAGCGACATGCAGCTCGTAGAGACCCTCCACTGGGGAGTGGAAAGCATTGCCAGGCTGATGGGCGTACCTCTCCACCTGCTCCAGTACCCAGGCGGCAACAGCTCGTACAACAGCGTTGAGATCGTCAGCATCGAATGGCTGCGACTTGGTCTTGGACCACTGGTCACGCGGCTAGAGGCTGGCTTGCAGCGTCTCGTTCCAGGTGCTGATCAGACCTTCATCAAGTTCACCCTTGACGGCCTGCTCCGACCTACGACCAAGGAGCGCTACGACGCATACGCCATCGCTTTAAATAACGGCATCCTGTCGCTCAACGAGATCCGCCGTCTTGAGGATCGCGCGGATGTGGTCGGTGGTGACGAGCACTACAAGGCGCTCAACATCGGCGTAGTTGGTCAGGACCCACAGGTATGACCTACACCATCGTTGACCTAGACGGCACGCTAGTTCTAGAGAACGAGCAACCAAACCAGCCGCTCATTAATGCCCTCAACGGCAAGGTAATGGACAGCCAAACCCAGATCATCGTGGTCTCTGCTCGCAGCATTGATCGACTTGAGGAGACGCGCGCTTGGCTTCAGGAATACAAATTGGCTGGCGTTGAAGAGGTACACCTCAATGACTTTGACGGCACGCCATTCGCTACCGGCTTGGCATTCAAGGAGTACAAGTACGGCCTGCTCAAGGAGCAGTACGGAATGCAACTCCAGTACGCCATTGACAATGACGCAGAGGTGCGCGAGATGGCTCGCCGCCTAGAGATTGAGGCGTACTCGCCAGAGGAATACCTTGCCGATCAGGCTGTGGATAATGACTCGGAAGATCAACCTGCGCCCCTACCATCAGAAGAAGATCGCTCAGCAGTGGGCGACACAGCAGAGGTGATTGACTTGAAAGAGAAAGAAGTTCGCTCGCTACCAATCGGCGAGTACCGTCTTGCCGAGGCTGACGCTGACGGACAGCGAACCTTTACCGGCTACGCGTCTGTCTGGAACAGCGCGTCTGAGGGCTTGCCGTTCGAGGAGCGCATTGCGCCTGGAGCATTCAAGCGTTCACTCTCTCGCGCTGCCGCAGGGCAGAAGATTATTGCCTTCCTGTTTGGTCACGACGAGGCGCGCGCCCTTGCCACGACCGCGAGCGGCCGCCTTCAGTTGACTGAGGACGAGACTGGTCTGCGCGTTGAGGCGAAGCTAGACCCAGCCGACCCAGACGCAGCCAAGGTCATCTCGATGCTGACGCACGAGGCCGCAGCCGCTGGAATGTCATTTGGATTCCAGATGACGCAGGATGCCTGGGATGGCAACAGCCGCACGATCAAGGAAGCCAACCTGTTTGAGGTAAGCATCCTTGCTGCCGGTGGCCAGACCCCTGCCTACCCTGCGACCCTTGGTCTCACGGCAATCCGCCAGGTTACCGCGCCAAAGATCGGCGTAGAGGCTGAGGCGCTGGTCGCCACACTTGAAGCAGTCAAGGCTGGACGCGAACTGTCCGCCGAGGAAGTGGCTGTCATTGATGCTGTCCGTTCCAAGTTGGCACCAAAGCAGGAGAAGGTCATTGACCCATCCGTCGCTATGGCAATGCTCACCTTGGCATCGGCAGAAGGTGAAGCACTCTAGGTCTCGTGCCTACGCCCCACCGCCCTAAGTAGGCGAGTCCGCGTTAGAGCAACCCACCGAGGAGAGCAGAAACAGATAGTCCGCCTATGCGCGGAGAAAGGAAGTGGACCCTATGTCCGACTTCGCAAATCTCGCTGACAAGCGAGCGCACCTGTTGACTGAGGCTCGCGGCATTGCCGTGGACGCAGCCAACAATTCAGTCGCCCTGGATGGGGAAGACAAGGCTCGTTTTGATCGACTTATCGCAGAGGCTGGCGTGCTGGCTGAGGCGATGAAAGCCGAGCAGAACGCTGGCGAAGCACGCAAGGCTGCTAACGAGGCTCGTGCCGAGTTCGCCGCTGTCGTGGCTCCTACGGCTCCTAAGGCTAAGAGCGACTCCGAGCGCCTCCGCGCGATCGGTCTTGCTGGCGGCTCAGAGACCTTTGAGCGCCGCGATGTGACCAAGAGCAGCAACCTGGGTGATCCAGTTGCCGTGTTCCCACGCGTCAATGTTGTGGCTGGTCAGATCAACCCATTCATCAACCCAGATGTTGTTGATGTAATTCAGGTTGCCACCGGCAACGCGATCAAGTTCCCACGAGCCACGGCTCTCGGAACTGCGACCGCTCCTGGCGAGGCTGGGACAATCGTAGAAAGTGACCCAACAATGGGTACCTTGCAGTTGACTCCGAGCGGCTACAAGATCCTGGTCCAAGTTTCAGAAGAGCTCGTGGAGGATGCCGCTTTCGACATCGCCGCGTTCATCGCTGACGCTGCTGGTCAGGAAGTTGCAATCGCTCACGGCGCAGCCGCTGGTACGGCCGTCGTAAGCGCTGCTGGTTCAGGCGTGACTGGTGCGACCTTTGTTCCGACCTATGCGGAACTGGTCTCGCTTCAGTACGCTGTGAAGCAGCAGTACCGTTCGGCTGCTAAGAGCGGCTGGCTGATGTCCGATGCGACCCTTGGAGCAATCCTTGGAATCACATCGTCCAGCGTTCCGCTCTTCCAGCCAGGTGGTCAGGGTGGCGTTGATCGCCTCCTTGGCAAGCCTGTCTACACCGCTTCAGGGATTGCTGACATTGCTGACAATGCCAAGCCAATCCTGTTCGGTGACCTTGGGCAGATCAAGACCGCGCTCGTCGGTGGCATCCGCGTGGATGTAAGCCGCGAGTACGCGTGGAACCTGGGCCTTGTTTCGTACAAGGTTGAGGTTCGCGGTGCAACTGGGCTTGCCCAGGCTGATGCCGTTAAGTACTACGCCTGCAACTGATCCGTCAGTAGCTAGGTTTAGTTAGTGGTGAAGGGGAGTCGCTTCGGCGGCTCCCCTAAACCGCAAGTTAGGAGAAACAAATGCTCGTTCGACTTTGCAAGCGACGCGGTGAATATCCTTCCGGCTCAATCGTTGACCTGCCACAGGCAGAGGCGGAGAGCCTGATTGGGTTTGGCTTGGCTGAGGCTGTTGCAGATGTCGACGCAGAGGCACCAACGCGGCTCGTAGAGCGCGCGAAAGTATCAAAGGCTATGAGGACTGCTACCCTGCCAACAGAGACCGCCAGCGTGGCGGAAACCGTGGAGCCTGAGGCGTGAGCCTAGCGACAGGGCAGACCGTCGTCGGAACCACTGCAACCTTTATTGCCACTGGCATTGTTGGTGTGTCGTGGATGATGCTCCATGTGGACGGCAACGAAAACATCTTTATCGGTGGCGCAGGAGTCACTACGGCAACAGGGTTTGAGGTACACAAGGGAACAACAGTTACAGTGTGGCTACCAGAGGCAGATAAACTGTACGCAGTTGTAGTCACTGGAACCGAAACACTTACTTGGATGCAGACAGGAGGCCGCTAGATGTCTTACGCAACACTTGCTGAGTTCAAGGCTGCGGTCGGCATTACCGACAGCACGGATGACGCTGCGCTTCAGTCTGTGCTGGACGCAACCGACACGCTGATCGATCTGTACTGCGACCGCAAGACCGGCTTCGGCACGGCGACCGAGACGCGCTACTACACGGCTGAGGACTACGAGTATGTGCTGACCGACGATCTCGTCAGCGTCACCACGCTCCAGACAGACGATGACGCGAACGGCACCTACGAGACCACTTGGACTGTTGGCACCGACTATGTGCTGGCTCCAGTCAATGCCGCGCTGGATGGCTTCCCATACACGGAGATTGACACGAGCGTGTCGTGGCCGCGCAACTTCCCTAAGGATGTCTACATCGGCGTCAAAGTGGTCGGCGTGTTCGGCTTCCCTAGCGTTCCAGCTGCGGTCAAGCAGGCAGAGATCATCCAGGCTGGCGCTGTCTGGAACAGCCGCACCGCGCCATTCGGCGTGATCGGATCGGCTGACCTTGGCGGCATCCTCCGCATGAGCCGCGCCCTGCACCCAGAGGCTGCACTCATCCTTGAGCCGTATCGGAAGCGCAACGGCTTGGCGCGATGACCGACCTCACTATCCTTGATGCCATCGCAGCTCGACTGACGGCGGTCACCAAGCCTGCTGGCTACACGCTCCGCAAGGTCTACGCTACGCCACCTGAGTCTCTGCCGGTTGTGCCTGCCATCGTTCTCTTCCCAGGCGGCGACCAGATCAGCATCGGCAACGGCAACCGATCGACTGTGCTAACGGTCAATGTGGTTGTGTACCTGCTGCCAATCCCACGGATGGATGACAAGTACCGAGACCTGTACACCTGGCGCGCTTGGCTGCGAACAGCCTTTGACGAAGCTGTGACGATTAGTGGAAATGCCGTTCAGGTCTCTGTGACTGGCACTACACTCGGCACAGATACTTATGCCGATCAGGATTACCTGACGGTTCAAGCAGTTGCGGAAGTCACGGTCTTTGACACCGTGGCGTTCACCGCGTAGAGCAAGGAGAGCAAGAGATGGCAACCTACGGCGCAAAGGCTCTGACGCGAATCGCTACTGCGTCGCAGTCTGCTTTCGGCACGGCCGCATCATTCGGCACCGCAACCGGCGAGATCCTGTTCAACGAGACGATTGGCTCGCTCGACTTGGGCGTGACGGTTGATCTTGGGGATACCATTTCAGTTGGCAAGCGCACCGCCATCCAGGGCGGCCTTCCAACGATCACTGGCAAGGCTCCAGTTCTAAGCATTGCTGAGGGTCCTGCATCCCTCCGCACCATGCCACTTATCCTTGACGCAATCGGCGCGAGCACCTCAGGCACGGCTTCGCCGTACACCTGGACTTGGTCGCCAACGCAGGGCGATGTTGACACGCTCGTGTTCTACTCGTTCCTTGTCACCGACGGCGTGCAGAAGTATCTCGTGCGCGACGCAGCTCCGACCGAGATCACCTTCTCGGCAGATGCCAATGGTCTTCTCCAGATGGGCGCAACCTTCGCGGCAACCACGGTCGAGTCATCGGTTCTGGCATTTGCTACCGCGCTTCCAACGCAGCCAATGATGGCTGGTCGCCTCATGAAGTTGAGCACAGACACCAACTTCCCTGACAAGACCGGCACAGGAGCCACGGACTTCGCTTCGATCTACAACTTCAGCCTGTCGGTAACGACTGGCGTTGGGATGATCACGGCGCTTGATGGCAGCCTGACGGCCGCCACCGCAGCGCTGACTGGCGTGCTTGATGCAACGCTGACCTTCACGGTAGCGAGCAACTCAGCAGCCACTACCTCATTCCCAATCACCGACATCGCCACGCAGAAGTACCTGCGCCTGTACGGCACCACTGCCGATAACTACGGCGTGTGGATTCTCGGCTCGTGGGAGATTGAGAATGTCGTTCCGCTTTCGGCAGATCAGGATGGCGTTGTGGTCAATGAAGTGACCTGCCGCCTGGCGTATGATGTGACCTCAGGCAAGTCGCTTGAGATCATTGTGGACTCGCCTCTGGCGGTCGCACCGTAAAGAGCAGCGCCTAGTGCGCTAGTAGGAGGGTCAATATGGACACGGTAAAGATTGAACTAGACGGCGTGTATGCCGGTTGGAACATTGAGCTGCGACGCAATGTAAGCGCTCGCATCTTGATTGAACTACAGGGCGACACTGCCGTCCAGTTTGCAGCCTTCGCTAAGCTGGTTGTGAAGCACAACTTCAAGGACATTGACGGTAACGCTACCGATGACATCCTTGATGCTCCAGTCGCTGCCATTACAGCATCGATGGAGAAGTGGGCAACCGCAATCTCAGCACTCCCAAACGCGTAAGGCTGGAAGCCAAGCGGCTGTCAATCGGACAGTCAGTGGTGGTAACCAGCCCAGAGATTATCGCGCACACACTTGGCACCGCCTACGGTGTGCCGCCTTGGGAGATACTGAAGACCGCAACCGCTGAAGATCTCATGACCTATTGGGGTCTGTATTGCGAGATTCAACCAAGGAGCAAGTAAGTGGCTAAGGCTGCCGTAGAGATTGAACTCAGGGGCAATGTGCGCGGCGAAGCCGAGGCGCTCCAGAAGGCATTCCTTAACTCTCTTGGCTGGAAGGGCGTTCGCAAGCTGGAGCAGTTTGCCACGGTGAACGCAGCTCGCGCCCTTGCAAAGCCGGTACGCGAGAAGGCTCCCACCGACCTTGGCGGATTGGCTAAGAGCGTGCGAGGCCGTCGCTCGCGCATCACTCGACCAGGCGCAATCGTCGGTCCAGTGGCTGGCAAGAAGTACGCCTGGTACGCGTGGTTCGTCGTTAAGGGAACCAGACCACACACCATTCCTAGAGTCACGGCTGGCAATATGTTCTCTGACCGCAAGTTCATTGAGCACCCAGGAACTCGTGGCAGCAACTTCGTCATTGAGGCAGTAGAGGCTAATATCCAACTAGCAAAGGACGCGATGGCTAAGACTATCGTGCTCTTGCTCAACGATGAGGCGATGCGCGCCAAGGTACTTGGTCTAGAGATTGAGTATGCCAACGGTACGGCAACTAAGTTCCAGCAGGAGCAAGCGCTTAAGCAATGGAACAAGCCGGACTTTGTCGGCCCTCTCACACCTCTCCAGGCTGAAGGCAAGCGGCGCGTAGAAGCCAGCGACAAGATCAAGCGGATTGCTCGATCAGCACGCAACGAGCGCCTTAGGCAAGATGCCGCAGTCTTTGGCATCAGCCCAAATATGTCCAACCTGCGCACAGGGTAGGAGTAAGCAATGGCTAATGTCCAGGTCAATGCAACGATCAGCGCTCGTGATGCCGCGTCCAAAAACATTAAGACGGTTAACAAGGCTCTTGGTGCTCTTGGTAATACCGCCAGCAGCATCGGCGCGGACTTCAAGAAGGTTGCTCTCGGTATCGGTGGCGTACTTGCAGGGGTAGGCGCACTTACGGTCTCGGCTATCAAAGAGGCTGCCGCTGGTCAGGCAGAGACTGCAAAGCTGAACGCAGCCCTGAAGGCTCGTGGGCTTGCGACTGCATCCGTTGCAGCTGCAATTGAAAGACAAATTACAGCCGGCGAACGGCTTGCCTTTAGTGACGGAGAGGTACGAGCCTCCGTAGAGGCAAGCACTCGATTTACGCGCAAGTATGCTGACGCAGTCAAGATTCAGAACGCTGCGTTTGACCTATCGCGCGCCACCGGTATGTCGCTTGAGGAGGCGACCATTGCTCTTGGTAAGGCATATCAGGGCAACGGCGCAAAGTTGTTCGGCATGCTCGGTATCCAGAAGAAAGGCCTGACTGGCATCAAGGCAATTAACGCAATCCTTGGTAAGACTAAGGGCAGCGCTACCGCTTACGCGGATACCCTTGCAGGTTCGTTTCAGGTACTGACGGTTGGCGTTGACAAGCTCAAGGGAGACTTTGGCGACGCGTTCTTGCCAGCGCTAACCAAACTGTTTAAGGGACTTGCTCCCTACATCGAGAAGTTCTCCAACACAATCAAGGCAAATACGCCGCAACTTAGCAAGTGGGCGGATGTCATTGTCAACAAAATCTTGGAGCAATTGCCACGGCTGTTCCGAGAATTCCAGCGCCTAGTGCCTAGGGGCCTGAAGGCTATTAGTGGATTTGCAGAATCAATCGGCAGCATTGGCAAAGAGGCTGACGGCCTACTCGGACCAGGTGGGTCAATCACCCTGCTAGTCACCGGCATTGGCGCAGCCTTCGGCGGACTAAAGGGTGCCATTACGGCTAACCTGGTGAAGGGCGGTATGGACCCATTTACCGCAATTATCGTTGCAAACATCGCTGCGCAAATCCCTGCCTCGCTAGCAAGCGCACTAACCGGCGCAATTGTAAATCAGGCTATTGCTGCCTATGCGGCAAAGATGGCCGCAGCAACGGTTGCAACAAACGCGCTGCCAGGAGCGCCAACCCCAGGAGGCGGTGGTCCGCTTCCGTTCCTTGCCACTGGCTTTAGTACACTCGTCGCTTCACTCGGCGCGATCTTTGCGGTTGGACAAGTCCAGAACGCGGCACAGACACAAGCAATCGAAGCCTATAAAAAGGGCGAAACACCAATGTGGCAGAAACTACTCACACCTTGGCTATGGCCAGAACTATTCACCGATGGATCAGATTCAATGCCAAAGCCAGGAACTCCAGCATTCTCTGGTGCAACCTCAGATCCAATGACAGCTAAGTACACCAGCAATATCTACATTGGCACTGGCAAGGTTGACACCGTCGTGACCGACTCCATCAATCGAACTGGCACCTTCAGGCGCGGCCGCTAAATGGCAGCACCGTTCACGCTGATTGTCGCAGGAGTCACAGGCGCAGGCGCAGGCGGCGACCTGCTCACCCTTCCAGCTCCAGCATCCACGACCACGCCGTATGTCGATCTCGGCAGCCTGAGCCTCACCCTCTCAGGCGACGGCGGCGGTGGTCAGATGTCGTTCGATGTGATTGAGGTGAAGACTCCAAGCGGCACTACACCGTGGTGGCGCTCAGGCGGCGTGCATGACAATGCGCGCGTGCAGTTCTTTGATAGCCGGTACAGCGCCAGCACCCCACTCTTCCTTGGCTATGTCACCAACATTGACGCGGTCATGCTAGAGAACGGCCTTGGCACACGCGCCACTGTAAGTGTGACTGACGCTGACGGCTGGCTTCAGAAAACCATTATCCGCAACGGCACCACAGGTATCCGCGCGACTTCATTCGTGGACTCTTTCACGCTTGGCTCTTCCACATCGACCGACCGCGACATCATCAATGGACTGCTCGCTCGCGTGAACACGCTTGTCAATGACGCGACCACGCGCCAGATCTTGAACACCGCCGTGATCAGCGGCTCCACGCGAGCAATCTATACAGGCTCCGCGCAGACCGTAGGGAAGCAGACCTTCAAAGCAACCACGCTCCAGAGCGCGCTCGATCAGGTGGCAGAACTCTCAGGCGGCATCGCAGATGTGCAGTACCGCTATTGGATTGATGGAGATGGGCGGCTCAACTACGGACCTAAGACCGCAGCTCCGACCTATGCGACCGCGCCTGCCGAGATTGTCACCGATCCGTCAAGCGTGCAAACCGGTAGCGGCGCAGCCGTAACGCGCATTCTCGCGAGAGATCTGTCGGTCAATCTCGATCACGATGACATCGTGAAGGGGATCTTTGTGCAGGCTGACTCTGCGTATGCGCGCTACGACAGCAACCAGACATGGCCGACAGCGCCAACCAACGACCCATACTTCCGCACCTACACAGGAACCTACAGCCGCAACGGTGCTGGGCTTGCAAGCCGCAGCGGTCCTCTGCCGCATGAGGTGTTCAGCGCACCAAAGATTGTTGCCAAGTCTGACCGTGGCGCGACGATTGGATCGCTCGCGCGCGCAACGATGGTGACGCGCGGCAAGCCAGTACGCACCGTGTCATTCACTGTTGCCGGTGCAAACCTCAGCCAGACCTCTTCGCCAGATTGGAGCTATGGCTACAGCCAGGGCTACGCGTTGACCGCGCCTGCAACCTACACGCTCATCAAGGCGTGGCTGCCAGGTCAGTATGTCAAGGTCAATGCGCCGACCCTCAACTGCTCAAACGAGATCCTATACATTCCTCAAGTCACCATGCGCTTCGCTGAAGGTGGCGGCACCTACCAAGTCCAGTATGAGATTCAGGCGGACTTCCGCCGTCAGTATCTAAAGGGTCTCAGCGTATTGATTGGAGCGGACTAACGATGGGTAAGTACGGCACAAACCTAGAAGGCTTCGGAGCGTTTGAGGGCGGCGTAAACGCCGATAAGGGCGCGCCTCTCGTCAGCACATCGAGCGACGGCGAGACGGCGCTGCTCTTCGGTCCAGCTGCGCTGCGAGAGATTCAGGCTGGCGTGGCGAACGGCGACTTTGCCATTCCGCCGGACGCCGCTGGCGACACGATCACAGCAGAGAATCCTCTGCCGTACTGGACATTCACGGATGTGAACAGCGCAGGCGCAATCACTGCCGCCATCGTCGCAGACGCTGGCGCTGGCTCTGGCAATGTACTGCGCTTCACCGTGGCAAGCGGCACGCTGACTGGCAAGAGCGCAACCCTGACGCGGTATGTGCCTGTCGCATCGTCAGCCTCTCGCTCGTTCTCTTTCTACGCAGAGGCGACCTTTGAGAATGGCGGCCTTAGCACAGAATCCAACGCTAAGATCACCTGTCAGTTCTACAAGGCTGACGGAGTCACTACGACTGGAACAGCGTTTAGTTCAGCAACAGTTTTATTCTCCGACCTCAACATTGCCGAAGGGTTGCTGGCGCCAGACTTTTACAGCGACCCAACGCTCCTGACCAATAGCACCGCACCATCAGACGCTGCGTATCTGAAGATCACCATCACCATCGCCACGGTAGCAACGCAGCCAGTAGCGCGCACCGTTGATCTGACGGAGGTGCGACTTGGCAATGGATTGCCTGAGCTTCTTTTCACAGATAGAAACAATCCGACAAACGCTCCTGGTTATCTTATCTGCGGTAATGCGGAGATCACCTTAGGTGCTCCGACTAACCAGGGGTTCTTATCGCTTGGAGAATCCACAACAATGAGTGCTTCCCTTGAGATGTATTTTGACTCTCCGTCAGTGAAAATCATTGGCGAAAACTCAAACTGGATCGCGCGTGTTTCGCACACAGCAACACAATCGCTTACGAACAACACCTCAACCAAGGCAGTACTTAGCACTGCAAGTTCCACACCAAGCATTGAAACCTACGATCCAAATGGCTGGTTCAATAATGCCAACGACAGCATTGACATTGGTCAAGATGGGTTCTATTGCGTCACGGCAAATGCGGCTTTTGCATCCAACGCCACTGGCCGCCGCGAGGTTGCAATCGTGGTAAACGGAACCACTAGGGGCAGCGTCAATGTTTCTGCTGCGTCAGCCGGTACGACAAACCTCTCTGTCACTACCAACTTGTATCTCGTTTCTGGTGACCAGGTCACCATCACCCTTGTGCAAACTTCTGGCGGCGCGCTCAACACCGCCAATGTGGCAGGCGTGTACCCAGCGTTGAGCGTCGGAAGGATCGGTGCCTAATGGACGCTGAACTTGCAGCACTAGATCAAGCAATGGCTGCCGCTGCCGTTCACGGCTGGCAGATCATCCTGCTTGACCAGATTGACGGCGTGTGGACTGCCATCGCATCCGACACGATTGACGGCGAGCCGCTCGGCACTGGCACTGGCGCGACGCGAACTGACGCACTGCTGGCGCTGACTGCCGCGCTGGAGGCACGATGACACCGCGCCAGATTGACCAACTGATCGAGCGCCTGGACGCACACTCCGCGAAACTGGATCAGGTGCGCTCCGATGTGGACAAACTCAAAGGAGGACTAGTGGCTATTGCAGGGCTGTTGTTCAGCGTGCTCGTGCCACTAATCGCATCGCTGCTCTCTAAGTGAGGCGGCTCGCGTTCCCACTTCTGGGGATCATCTTCAGCACGCTCATCTTCCTGCCCATCGTGCGCGCTGAGGAACTGCCGCAGCAGGGCGTGACGATGACGGTCTACGACGGCGTGATGCTCGGCCTCGGTCCGTGGCAAGAGCCACCCACACAGCCAGTCTGTTTCTCTGGTGTGGTCTCAATGATCGACTTTGATTGGGGTGGCGCACCTGCCGCAGAGGGCTGCCCTGCCGATATGTTCATGGTCCACTTCACAGGCTGGCTGACCGTGCCAGAGAGCGGCCAGTGGGAGTTCCTCAACTGGTCAGACGATGGCTGGTACATGACGCTAGACGGCGTGCTGACGCTTGATGACTGGAACTTCCACGGCTGCGGCGGTCACTGGTCTGGACCGAATGAGGGCTACTCGCAGCTCGTCGCAGGTCAGTCCTATGCGCTCGACATCTGGATGTTTGAGTGGGGTGGCGGCGCGTGTGCGCGTCTCTGGTTCGGCGCACCAACGCTTGGCTACGGTGTCGTACCGGCTGCGTGGCTGACTACGAGCGCTCTGCCAGCGCCCACTCCAACACCGTCACCAGAACCAAGCCAAGAGCCATCTGTTGAGCCAACGCCAGAACCAAGTCCTTCAGAATCTCCATCGCCAGATCCTACGCCATCTGTGGAGCCATCACCAACACCGACGCCAGAGCCGTCACCATCTGTAGAACCAACACCAAGTGAGGTGCCAAGTGTCCAACCATCGCCGATCCCATCACCGACTCCCACACCCAAGCCGTCGCCCACGGTTGACCCTACGCCAGAACCTAGTGCGAGTGAGTCCGCTACTCCTGATCCCACTCCTGTACCTACTGACTCACCATCCGTAGCGCCGAGCGTGGAGCCAACACCTGAACCGACACCGTCACCAGATAACATTGCGGAGCAAACGGTTGCGGCAGTTGGTGAGGCTGTTGCTGCTGTCGCTGAGACCGTCACGCAGGCGATCGAAGCGATTACCAACCTAGGCAAGGATCTCTCACCTGCCGAGAAAGAGAAGGCTGCGCCGGTTGCTGTGGCAATCGTGATCAGCCAGGTGGCAAGTGCTGCTGTGGCTGCTGCATCTAGCGCTGCAGCTGCGGCAAGAAAGGTGACCAAGTGATCAAGCGCATCATCGTTGATCTCGTCGGTGGAGCCTGGACGATTCTAGGCTTGCTCTTCGCTGTGGTCGTTCTGCCAGAGGGCGACACGCAGTCCACGATGGCCGCACTCTTCGGCGGTC